GCTCCCAGGGTTTCCATCAAAAAACGAGGACGCTTTGGACTTCGGAACATATATTCACCGCATCTTTGAGTTGGGCTACACCGAGAATCATATCTCGGAACTAGAGAAAATTGCAGAAAACATTAAAAAAGACTACAAAGTTCCATTTGTATACAAAGAGCGCATCCATCAGTGCCTTGATAACTTTTTAAAATTTAACAAGGGACTGGGGGAGACTGTCGCTGTGGAACATGAGTTTTCAGTCGATCTTGCCGAGGGAATTAAATACAACGGCTTTATAGACCGAATCGTCCGAGGACTCAACGGTGGAATGCTAATTATCGACTACAAAACTTCCAAGAAAGAGAAGTCCAGGGTTGAGCTTGGCAGGGATAAGCAGCTTATGGGCTACGCTTATGCTGTCAGCCAAGAGTTTAAGATTCCATTAAGTGAAATCTACTGTGCTCACTACTACCCATTAACTGATAGTTTAGTTTCAGTTAAGTTCTCTCAAGGAGCAGTTAATTCCTGGAGAGAGAAGGAAGTTGCTAAAGTCTGGAAGATCCGCAAGAAGAAGAAGGACGAATTCCCAGCCATGCAGAATCAGTTCTGTGACTGGTGCGAATACAAGCCACTATGCCCTCTGTTTAACGATCAATGCTCAATTCAGCACAGGATTGAGGAGCAGAAGGCTCAACTCAAGAAGACAGAGGATAACTTACCTAAAACCAGTGGGTGATAAATTCCTACGTCAATAGCTTCGAAAAAGTTTTTAACCTGTTCTGGGGAGTAGCCACACTTCTTGGACAGGTGTTTAAATAGAGATTCTATCTTAATTGGCTTTCTGTCTTTTAGTGACTTAATTACTTTAAGTTGAAATTCTTTTAAAAACTTAGGACTGAATCTATATTTCCATTTATCTATAAATTCTTGACTTAAAGTATAATTAATTAAGTCTATAAACTCTACAATCTCTATATCTATATTACTCATAAACACTTATATAAGAACATTTATTTATATGTTCTAATATATATTAGAGGAAGAAAAATTAATTTTTCCTGCACAAAGTTATGAAACTGAGTAAAAAACTTGTAAAAAGATTGTTACCTCAAGAATACGAGGAAGAAATCAATAATGTCCAGAAGCTCAAGAAGGAGCAGCAAGGAGCTAGCTTTAATCCAGTTAAAGTTCAGTTAGTTCCTATAAATCCTGATAAGTTGATTCCAGGGGATGTAGTTACTTTTTCTTACAGTGGTGACTCATTCGGGACCAGACAAGCTTTAGTGGTGTCAACGTCAAAGCACGGATCAGGAAAGTTTATGTCTTCCAGAGGCAATAGACTTTTGTGCTGTTTTGAATTGAAATCTTCTGTATCTTCCTTGTTCACAATATTTAATAATCTGTTCAAGGATAGAGAGAACTCAGATTACCAAAGATTGCCTAAGACATTAAGATCAATTTTGAATACTTCTAACTTCAAGACATACAATTTAGGTAAGATGGATTCTGCGTATGAATTAGAAGTTGTTGAGGCTAGAGAATGAATAAGAAAACTTTAGACGCTCTTACAAGTCGAATGGCTTCTTTGACCGATGGATTCTCTAAGTTGAATGAGTCCGTAAATAAACTTGATTTTGGAGCAATGGCGGCTAACATGGTTAAAGCAAGTCTCCAGATGCAAAATCCAGGGCAAGGTGGAGCTGTTGCCGCTGTCCCACCTACAGGGGGAGGAGGAATATCAATTGATAATTTCTTCAAAAAACCCCTTTTAGGTATGTTAGAATCTTTTAGTGGTGCTCTTGATTTTGTCGGCGTAGACGCTTCTACCGAGGCAGCTAGAAATAAGTTAGCTGATAGTATATTAGCTGGGCTAGGACCAGCACTTGCTACAAGTTTAGGATACTCAATTGCGACTACGTTACTTCCAGAAGCTGTAAAGTTTATTGTGTCAGAATTTTATTCATCTATGAAGTCAGTTACTGAACTTCAAACAAAAGCTTTAGCTACTGGTCTTAAAGAAGCTGATATACTAGGTAAATTTGGTGTCGGTGCTGATGAATTAAGATCTTCAATCATCGACATGGAGGGTGAACTTCTTAAACTTAGAGAAATTGGAATTAGAGAACTAGATGGGGAAACTACTAAATTAGCTGACAGAATGTTGTTCACTAATCAGAATGTAGGTGTATTAGGTAAATTCTTAACATCAAACGCTTTAGCAGTTGGATTGAATACAGAACAAGCTCAATCTTTAGCACGAAAAATAATTGAATCAACAGCAGGGTATGGGGCCTCTCAACAAGCGATATTAGAGGCAGCGAATTCAATTCAAGAAATTTCAACCAAAGTTAATGCGCTAGCGGGAACCGGACCAGAATTAACTAGGGCTATGGCAACCTACACTGCTAGTTTTGGTGTTGAAAATGCTGCTATGTTAAAAGATGCTTTAGGGTTTATGTTTAATACCCAGAACCAAACATTCATTAGAGCGTTTGGATTTACAGACCAAATTAATAAAGTTTTAGCAGGGCAAGCTACCCCTGAAGAATTATTAACTTTGATTCAACAAATGTCAGATAGACTTGAATCAATACGACCAAAAGTAGTAGATATTACAGAAGGTCAAATTCTTGAAAATGCATTAAAATCTTATGGGTTTACTCCTGAACAAAGGCAAACATTTGATACATTAGCATCGACTAAATTGCTAAAACAAACAAAAGATATTTATGAAGGGACTGTTGTTTTCAAAGATGCATTAAATGGTCTTGGCAATGAAATGGCTAAAGCTGCCAAAGGAATCATGACAGGTGTAACTTCCTTTTTGGGGGACGGTAAAGATTGGAAGCAAATTAGAAAACCAATAACAGAATTTTTCGAAAGTATATCAGAATTAGTAAATTCTACTTACATTAAAGTAGGTTTAAAATTTATAAAAGATTATATAGATCCTGATAAGTATATCGGTCAGGGGATGTTTTCCCCGCCGGAATTTCCAAAGATCAGAAAATTACTGGATTCAACAACTGAATTTTTTGACTCGACTATAAAAAGTGTAAAAGATCAATTTGATCCAGAACGAAGAATTATGCAACAATTATTGAAAACTATTGATCCACAAGCAACTGCTGATGATAAAAGGTTATTTAAAGAAATAGTTGACCAGTTAAAGGAAATGAATGTTAGTATTAAAGATCAAAAGGGTAGATCTGCGGCGGTGGGGAGATATTTGATTTGGATGGCTACCACTCCTTATCAAAGAAAAGGTAAATAATCATGATATACGAAAGAATTAAATCTAGACTCTTACCTGAAAGATCATTCTTGTATTTCAGCTATCCTCAACCAGGAGATAGGAAAGATGTTGGATTCTATTTCCCGATGTTTCAGAATATAGCAGTAAACGAGTCTCAAAAATCTAGAGTAAATCAATTAGAAATACTTGGAAGATCGGGAAATTTATTTACATTTCAAGGAGCTAACTCAAGGCAGTTCAGACTTCAATTTACATTCAACTTAGATCACATTTATCATTATGTTAATGAAGTTGGGATACCTAAGATAGAATTTTCAACTAGTAAGCGTAAAACTACATGGATTCAAACTTTAGAGCCATCAGAAAATGCAGTAGATTATAAATTAGATTATTATAAACAAGCTTCAATTGGATTGCAATCTGGTAGGCTTGAAACTAATAAATTTACTAGAGAATTTAGCAGACCTCTTGGGGATGGAGAAAAGATAGAAAAATCATTGTGGGATGAATTCAGTAATCCTTCTAATGTTAGAGACGAAATTTTATTTTTACTGCGCATACCTGGGCCTTTAAAAGCTTTAGGTTCATCTGACAACACTAAAGATGATTCTGTAAACCTTTTATTATTACTTTTAAATGTAGTAAGAACTTCAACAATAGGTAACTCATCAAATACCAGCTTAGGGTTACCTACGATTTATTTAAATCATGGAACACTGTATAACAATATTCCATGCATTTGTATGGACTATGCAATTTCATTTGAAGAGAATTCTACGTATGAAATATTTTCTTTGACCCCAAAAGCAATAAAAGTAAGTATGAATTTATATGAAAATAGAACAGGTGATTTTGGAAAGTTTGAACCCTTTTCCCATATTAAGGGTGAAAACTTAGCTGGTTGGGAATGTGTCATAGATAAAGGAACTATGGATCCTTATTTTGGGAGGCAAGCTTAATGGACTATATCAATCATTTATCCCTAGGATCACAATCAATAGTTCACAAAGATAAAAAACTTGTTAAATCTGAATCAGAAAAAGTTAACGACTTCTTAAATTCTGTAAATATAGAAAAGGTTGAGGTAGTGTATATCCCAGCAGGTTATGAGCATAGACCGGATTTAATATCCTTCAATTTTTACAATACAGTAAAAAATGATTGGTTGATTATGATGTATAATAATATCTCAGATCCATTCCAGCAATTGAATGTTGGAGATAGATTATTAATTCCTATTATTTGATATGGCTAAAATACTTACATCTAATGTTCTTATAACCAGAGATAAGAAAGCATTAGAGAATCTATTCAATGCTGATACATTAGATTTTGAATCAATTGATTCTGATAAATTTTTAGTATCCCCTAAAAAAAATAAATATTTAATTTCTTTAGAGTATGAAATAAATTATAACTCTAATAGCCATACTTTCTTGTCTCTTGTGTTTGCAGATTTTGATGGTAGATTTGAAATTGAGTATCTATCTAATAATGACCTCATGACAACCTTAATCAAGGCACAAATAGAGGCTAGAAAGTTTGAAGACATTAATCCAGAAGAACTAAAGTCTAAATATAGAGACACTATTTACATTTCATTTGGGTCGGGGGACAAGGCTAGAAACTGGTCTGATCCGTTGAAGTTTGAGCTAAGAGAAGCTGACCTTGATTTAGAAAATGGAATTAGATACTTTAAGCTGATGTATAGCCCAAGCAATTCATCATTATTTAGAAAACAAATTGTCATTGACGCAGATGAGATAAACCCTCAGCAAGAGAGAACTCCATTCTTAAATGCACAGCATTTAGTTACTTGTAAGGTTAAAGTGGAAAGAGATTCGTATTCTCAAATTTTAGAAAAATACTATTACGAATACATCAGTAAAGTTTGTGAAACTGAGAATGTAATAATTTTAATTCCTGCTGGCATAGATGAGGCAATATCGGAGATATCCCTTAAAAGAAATGAAGATTCAGATAAGATATTTTCTGAAACATTTTTTATAGATCTAATTGAGCCATCAAATGACGTTGGATCTGACGTTGAAACTCAATCAGCCATAACGAAAACAAAAACTACAAAAGCTGATGTAAACTTAGAAAAAGATAAACTACAAAACAGAAAAGCAAAAGAAAAGACAGCAACCTTCAACCAGCATAAATTTGGTAATTTAAATCCAAACTCTTTAATAGATATTGATTTTCATGCTCCAATAAATTGTCTATCATTAGGAATTCAAAAACTTTTAAAGCTGGCAGATTCAGACGGAGTTATTGCATCAGAAGAAATAAGTGTAAAATTTTTAAACAAGTTTAAAGAGCAAGGTTTAATAAAAGATGCAGATGGAAGATGCGTAATCATTGGGCTTTCAAAACAAATAAGTGAATTAATTTATTTAAATAATTTTTCAATAACAAATAATACTCAACCAGTATTAAGCTTGTTTGAAAAAAGTAAGCATAAGAACATACAACAAAATGCATACAAAGAAGCAATTAGAAGTATATTTAGAAAGAAAAAGAATAGCTCTGGGTTCGAAGAAGAAATAAATTTAGACGAATTCTCTCTTGGAAGCTCGCCCAATCAAAATACAAACAAGGTGATAGACCCTGTGGTTAAACAGTTATTGAAGGCAGTAAAACAATACGAGGATACAGATACTCCAGTGTTCACACACAATCTTGTAAACTCTAACGTCTTATCCATAAATCTAGAAAATAATAAAAACTCTTATTTGCTAGCAATCAATTACGCCATAGAGACGGATTTTTATAATCTTCTAATTGAACAAGCTCAATCTAAACTACAAGAAAAACAAGAATACAAAAATACTAAACTTGAACTAAATAGATTAGTTGATACAGTTTCAAGAATAATAAACAGCTCAAAAACTGAAAAACAATTTAAAGATAATGCTGGTCAAGACTCTGAAGTTAACAAAGATGTGGAACAAATAAAAAATTTGATGCAAAAGAATAACCAAGATCAAAAAGACTTAAAGCAAGTTATAAAATCAACTTTACAATACATATCATCTAAAACGAGTCCAGAGGGTCAATCCACAGCTTCGACAGATGATGCTTTGGTGAACCTTGTATATAAGTTATTAAAAAATAAAGACTATTTAATATCATTAAAAGATAGCTACGGTTCTTCATCTGAAGAGTTTAGAAGAGCAGCAATATTTAAGAGACTTTACACCATCGGGTCACCAAATATACAAATTAAAACATTGCCATACTTTAATCTTTCAGATTTTAGAACTGTAGCTAATAAATATGCAATACTTATATCTAAAAAGACAGTAGGGCAAATAACTCCAAATAATCCCAATTTAAAGGACTTGGTTAATCAGCTAGATTTCTTCTCTGGTGTTTATAACATAGTTGGATTTAAACATACCATAAATCCTGACGGCATGTATTCAGAATTTAGATTATTAAAGAAATATATAGAAGTTTTATGAAAGTAATTAAAGGAAGAGTCCATTCGGTAGTCGATTGCGAGAAGAAGGGAAGGTTTCAAATGACCACCTCCCCTGAGTTTGACCCAGAGCAAGCGAAGACGGTTATCTATACCTCTCCTTACTTCACCAGGAACGAGACTGGGATCATCACTATACCCCCGTTAGAGTCAGAGATCTTAGCATTTTACGATGAGGATACTAATGATTATTATTACATATCAACAATAGTATCTGACCCTAAATGGACTGGTATCAAGCAAGATAATAACGAGAAGCCGTTGGTTGAGAAGTATGTATACAATAATGAGTGCAGACCTCAAACGATGACTTTTAAGGATAACAAGAACGCTGGGTTAAAAATAGTAAACGATTTTACTAAAGGATCAATTCCAAATAATTACGTAAGTTTAAAAAGCACTCAGGGTCACATGTTAAAACTAAGTGACACCCCTACAAAAGACTGCGTAATTCTGAGGAATAAAGATGGGGATGGTATGACCATCACTGCAAATAAAAATGCAGCCTATCCTAGCAATTCAATTGATATAAAGTCTAAAGGAAATTACAGATGTGTATCTTACTTTGGTGAGATCTACATGGGGTTGGTGGAGGGTAGAGATATAAGCATAGTAAATAACTCGGCTGGCTACAATGCATATCCAATCCCCCAGTTTGGAAATGTTAATTTGGTCAGTAAATTTAAGGATATAAACATTTATTCTGAGGGTGTGGAGGGTAACGTATTGATTTCAACTCCTTTGGGAGTAATTCAATTAAAGAGTAGAGAAATAAATGTTTATGGGGCGACGGTCAATGTTAACTCGGCAACAGATATTAACTTAAAATCTGTAGCTGGAAACATAAATTTAGATTCTGGAGGGGATATAAACTTAAAATCTGTAAGAGGTGTAAACATAACTGCTGGGACAACTGCTACCTTAGCTGGCTTGGCTGGGACTAAAGTTGGAAGATCAGCGACTCCATTAGATCTCAACTCAACAGTAAGAATAACTGCACCCAACCTAAATATAGGTGTCCCAATAATAAATGATTATGGTAGGTAACTATGGCAACATTTGATTTTAGAGCAGCAGCGGCGGTCGCAGGGCAAGGTGGGGATTTTCCTCAAGCGGTAGGAACTTTTTTTGGAGTTCCTAACTGCATAATGGGCCTAGCTAGAGATGTTTTAAGTCTAATTCCGACTTCAACCTTAGGTGGGTTAGCAAATGAAATAGGTTTGGGTGCAGATCTAGCAGACAGCGTAATGCAAACTATTAATGAATTTTTAAGAAATGAATTAGGTATAATCCAGTGGGATCTAGAAAATGGCGGATTTATCTTTATTTCTGCATCCTCAAAGAATGGATATGACCGCGCAGGAGGTTTAGGTGACGCTCTAGGACTAGTAAACGCTGCCACTGCCTTTGCTGGTAGATTGTATCAAAATTATCAAGCTGCCGAAGACCAGATAAATGGTATTAGAACTTGTATAAAGACATACACTGATTACTTGAAATACAGAGATGGTAACTCTGCGAACGAGCTAGCTAACCTTACAGATCAACAGTATGAAGATTACATAAACAATCTGTATGCTGTAGAAATAGCCCAGATGCAAGAAGCACAAAACTTCATCGTTAGTGCTAACGCGCAGTTGGACACAATAAATGATATATTAGCTGCTAGAGCTTTAGACCCAAGTTTAGAGCCTGTGTTTAATTGTGAAGCTATTCAATTCTTGTCAGGAACAACTTTAGCTCTACAATGTGCTCCCCAAGAACAACAGCAAAAAGAAATATTTAGATTAGTGTATGGGCCACCTAAATCTACTTATGGACAATTCGTTTTATCTAATGACGGAATCTACTTCGATTCTCAAAGCAGTGGAATACTCCCAGCGTTAACATTCATAAACGAGAAGAAGGCTAGGTTACAATCGAGCAAGAAGTGGATGCTTGATTATGCACCAAATCTGGGTGGTAGAGGAGATTCATTCTCTACTGAAGATTTGAAATCATATGTCAACACTGTATTAGATCCAGTCAAAGTAAATGACTCACAACTTCTAAAATCTTATTACGATAACGATTTGTTTCTACAGCATTTGATTGGAACAAAGAATAAGAGAATATACGACATTTCAGGGCAGATTTCTGACCTTGAAACTAACAGTGCTGCACAGTCAATAATTTACAATTTAAAACAATCTCTCATTTCTGAGAATGCATATCATCTTGAATCTATCAATAAGAGAAAGAAGCAAATTGAATTAGCTGTAACACTACCATCAATATACACTGGGGAGATAATATTTGATCCAGGTCAAATACCAATCAACGATTTCTCATACTTGGCTGGATTGAATATATCGTTTGATATTCAAAAACAGAAAGCTTTGATGTTCTCGCAAGTTGATATCTCAGGAGTAGTATCACCTTTACAGACAAGTGCGGCAACAACAACTCCTAGAATTTACACAAAACAATCTTCAGTAGAACATCTTATTTTACCAAGTATTGGAGATGGTGCAATCATCTACGACGGATATTCAATATCCTCTGTAGATTCAGTAATATTGCAATCTGAGAATTCTATTACAACTGACTCGATGATTTCCATGTATAACTTCTTGGAGACTACGTTGGATCAGCCATCCTCCATTAGTTATAATCTTAAGAATTACATTGCTGTATCATCTGAAAACTACGCTCAATTAGTTTGTGACGATCAGGATCTAGTGTTTAAATCTGGACTTGGAATACCATTCTTAAAAGGAATAACTGTAAACTCAAGTTCATCCCCAACAAATCCAAGCTCTCTCGGAAGTTATATTAAACTTCCAAACATTCCTCAGTTTAATGATTTATTATACAATAAGAATGGAGCTACCTTAGATTTCTGGACTTACGCTCCAAACCTATCCTCAATCGCTTCGGGATACGACGCAGGCAACGTCTCAAGCCTCTACAGGCTCATCCTAGCCAACGAAAACACAGGAGTGATCGGATCTGGCACTAGTGCGATTGAAGCTAGCAGAAACGATTTTGGAGACAAATACGTCAGAGGATTTATCATGGGGTTCACCAGGGATAGAAGACTTTGCTCTGAACTTCCCCCATCTAACAATACAAGTGACAACCCAGTAAGTGGATCTGTGTTCTTCCTTGCCCCAACTCAATCTTTGAGTTCCTCATCGGTAGGATTAATTAATAGGAATCTCTATGACAGCGACTCTTGCACAACAACTAACAGATACCATTCAATGGTGGTCAAGCTTAATAATATTAACGACAGCAAAGCTTTATCTTCTTGTGGTAAAGAATTTTGTCACATATCAGTAAGTTTGAATCCTGTAGAGGATAAGATATCAATTTATTTTGACGGGAAAGAATTTGCCACTTCAAGCCTTTCTTATGTCTTTGGAGTAGAGCCATACACCATGCCTAATATTCCTACGTTTAAGAAGCCAAATAGCTTTGAATATAATTCAAGTTCTGTTGGGGTTTTGGCACCCTCCAACATCAAGAGTGGTCCAAAGTTAGACAGATACTTCACCCCTTGGATTGTCGGTGGTGGATACACTGACGGTATGTCCCTAAAAGGAAACTTTATGGGTGGACAATATGGAGGAATTATCAGTGGACTTAGAGGTTACATTGGCAGCTTAAAATTCTATTCTAAAGCATTAAATGCAAATGAAATACTAAATAATTATAAGTCTCAAAAAGATTTCTTTAAGAATATTGACGTTTGGTATCCTTCCTTTAGCAAGTAATCATGGTTTTAAATTCACAAACAACTTTATATGGCGTAGAACCTGTTAAATCAGTTTCTTACGATACAAAATCTAAAGGTGGAAAGAAATACGGATTAAAGTTTCCATTCGGTGATGTCTCGGAAGGTAACTTTTTAAAGAAATCATCAGACTTAGAATTAATAAAATCTAATCTTAGGCAGCTTCTCCAGACCTCACGGGGAGAAAGACCTATGCTCCCAAACTTCGGCACCAACTTAAAAAATTATTTAATGGAGCCTTTGGATCAATATTTACTTAATCAAATAAGATTAGAAATCCTAGAGTCAATAAATACTTATGCAACTAATGTAAGGGTTAATAAACTTCAAATATTATTTGATGAATCTTCTAAGCTGATAGAAAACGGTGCTTTAATTATAAAATTATATTGCTCCATAGCAGAAGAAGACAATGTTAATTTTGAAGTAAAAATAGAGGTAAATTAATGGTATTTAACGGTAGAATAGAATCTGATTTCCTGAAGTTAGCTAAAGTTGAAGACTTCGATAAAAATACTTTAATTAATTTTGCCTCACAAGACTTTTTAACTTTAAGGCAATCTTTAATTGACTACATTAAAGCTGTATATCCTCTAGACTATAGTTATTTCGCTGAGTCTGATCTGGGTATGATGTTAGTTGAGTTGGTCGCCTACATGGGTCATGTCATGTCTTATAAGGCAGATTACTTAGCAAATGAAAACTTTTTAAGCACAGCTAGGTCAAGAGAAAGTATAAAAAAGTTATTCAGTCTCATAGGAGTCAGAATGAAGGGGCCAATAGCCGCAGCCGCAGACGCGAAGGCTACGTTATCTACAGCCCCTGCTTGGCCTGTAGGATCTTTCGTAAAGATACCCGCAGAGAACAGAGTAATAACGATACAATCCCCAGAAGATGGAAACCCAATAACTTACACTTTGTATAAAATTGGAATTGATGGTGATTTAGATCTCTCTAACGAAGAGGGAGATATAATTATAAATTACAACGAAAAAGCCTCAAATACAGTTCTATCAAGTTTAATATTATTAGAGGGATCCTTAATTAAGGAGACTGGAGAGTTCTCTGACACTGAAGCTTTAAAGAGTGTTAAACTTCAAAAGTCGCCAGTGATAGAAGGAAGTGTCCAAGCTTTTATTTCAGGGACAGCCCAGACAGAAGGCCAGTATAGACAAGTTGACAACTTATTCTACGCATCCGCTGGAGATGATAAAGTCTTTCAATTACTATCCGATGATAACTACGGTGGAACAGTTGTATTCGGAGATAACAACCTAGGTAAAGTTCCCGCTATAGGGGACACTTACACAATTATCTATAGAGCAGGGGGAGGAACTAGAGGTAATATTGTAAAGGAATTAATAAACGCTAATTCAACTTGCCAATATTACTCTTCAATAGCTGCTACTCCTACTTCAATAACATTAACAGTAGAGAATATGTCAAAGGCCACAGGAGGTGCAGACGCTGAATCTGTAGAGCATGCCAAGAGATATGGTCCTTTGATGTTCAGATCTCAGAACAGATTAGTAACTTTGCTCGATTACAAAGCCTTTGCAAACTCATACATAAGCTCTTACGGATCTGTTGGCAAAGCCACTGCTGCGACTAGAAGAGCTTACTCATCAGCTAACATCATTGATGTGTATGTCCTAGAGAAGTCTAACAACATTCAATTAAGAAAGGCAACCCCAGAATTTAAGAGACAGCTCGCAGAAGTTATCAAGGAAAAGAAAATGCTAACTGATGAGGTTGTCATTGTAGATGGGCTCATCAGAACTTTAGATATAATCATAACTTTAAGAGTAGATGATAAGTATCAGACGATAGAGAATTCCATAAAGAGCAAAGTATCACAAAAGATACAAGAATATTTCAATGTAGATAATAATGATTTTGGAAGAGAATTTAATCCACAAGAATTATTGTATAAAATATTTGAAGTTGAAGAAGTTAGATACGCGACAGTAGACAATGTTAAAGACGCTATAAAATTAAATTTCAATGAGATAGCTCAACTCAATAACTACACTATAAACATTTCATATGTCTAATATTTCAAAATTAACTAACAACAATCAGTATTATAAATCTAATTATGATACTGCTTTGAAATATGTAATTCCACCTTTCTATTTTGATGAAGATAATAAAGGAACTCAAAAAGAATTAGACATATTAGATCAGGTAATAAATTCTCATTTAAATTGCATAGGAAATTTTAGTTCAATATTAAATGTAAGCACTCTCACAACTCCAGAATCAATAGCTCCTTACTTTATAAAACAAAATAATCTTACTGATATAGATCTCAACGATTTTGAAAGAAAAATACTAATTCCACTAAATGTAAGTTTAAAGAATTTTAATTCAAGTTCAGAATTTTCAGATTATCTAAAAGAAACTTTACTGCCTGGGATAACCTTAAATAATCCAACATTAGATTTCTTGGAAGGGGGATCAACTTCAGCCAATCACAGATACCTGATTACGAATCTTTCTTGGTTATACTTTTTGAATGAAGGTTCTCCATTTTACGCTTACGATCCGTCAACCATAGTCCACGATTTAATAATTAATAAACTATATTTAAATCAGCCAGTTCTGATTAATGATGGCATCAAGGGTTTGACAGAGTTTATTTGGAGGAACATTTCAGTAAATCCTCAATGGGATAGCCTTAAAGCATTACCAGATCAGTTCTTACCAACGGTAGAATCCACAACGTATACAAGCGGTATACAGCAACTTGAAAAATTACAAACATTAGTTGATATAATTTACTCTCCACTGTTGATAGATTATTCCGACATAAGAGTAAGAAATGCTGTAGATGATTTCCTCACGCTAGGGGATCGTATAACCATCAAATCTAATTATGGTGCCTTCAGTAGGTTAATTAAAGCATTTTCTATGGCGTTTGCAGACTATCAAAACAACATTGATAGGTTAGGAATCATAAATGATTTAAATAAATGTGAAGATAATTTACTGCCACGAATAGCTGAATTAATTGGATGGAAGTTGTTTGGGTCTGAGCCGGATAGGTGGAGGCTACAGTTAGCTAATGCTGTAGACATTTACAGAACAACA